TGGATTCTCGCGTCTCCAACGACTCGGTAGAACCGCACGTCTGAGCACCCGCCACCATGCACGTCAATCATCCAGCAGTCGCGGGTTACAATGTCGTTGTCGGTGTCTCCGATCTGAACGTCCCGGCTTCCATCGGTAACCATGACTGCGCTATGCAGATTTTGGAAGAACCCTCCGCCTCGGATCGTGACGGTTTCGCAGTTGTTGACCACGATCCCGTAGCCCCTGCGGTAGGGCGGTGGCTCCGAGGTTGTGCAGATGATGGTGGGGTTGATGATGGTGACATTGCGACAATCCTCCAGGATGATCCCGGAGTTCTGGTTGTCCTCGCCATTCATGGTGAGATTGATGTGGGGAAGCTTGATGCTGTCTAACCCTATGATCCTGGCGGGGACGGGGGCTAGCAGCCACTCGTTAAAGTCGACTCTTGTGCGGATGACGAGCTGCTTCATTCTTCGTCGTCCTTCCCGTACAACACCGTGTCGATTCGGTCAATAACGGACTTGAACGGGTCCGAGTATCGCCAATCGGGGTTGAGCATCCTAACGACGAGCAATAGGACCATGACGGTAAGCCGTTCCCGCGTTGCGAGTCTCTGCCTGCCTGCGCTCACCGAGACACCCCCACGTCCTGCAAGGCTTGCATCCTATTGGCCTCCTGGACCACGCCAATGACCTGGGTCAGAAAGATTCCAAGGGCAAAGGCTGTGGCGATTGCTAGGAGCATGTGCGTGTTTGTCCATACGGTTTCGATCTTGCCCCGCTTAACGTAGTAGGCAGTGCCGGTATATCCCGGCTGAGATTTTGTGAGTTGTTCGTGTTGGTGGTGGGTCATGCTAACTCCTCCTGTCCTTGCGCTTCCTGCGCTTGTCGTAGTTCTCGTCTTTCTGCGGCCTGGTGTTTGTCTAACTGCTTTACGCTAGCCTTAGCCGCTTGCAGGTTCGCGTGGTGGTGTCTCCCGTGCCAGGTGTAGTTCGTCGTAGTCTCGCGGACCATTACCTGGTAGCCCCGTGAGAGGCGCGTGAAGTGGACCTCGTAGGCGCGGAACCCCTCGGCAAGCTTGAATGTGGAGCCAAGGTAGGTCATGCGAACTCCAGCTCCATAGACTTTTGGGCCGTAGCGTTCGCGAGGTTTTGCTTTGCTTGAGCAAAATACGACGGCTTCAATTCGACGCCTACAAACTTTCGCCCTAACTTCAACGATACATAACCTTCGCTACCGATCCCGGCAAACGGGGATAGAACGGTATCGCCTGGGTTTGTCCACAACGTGACGGCGCGCTCGATGACTTCTAGTTGCAACGGGCAGATATGCCGCTCGTCGTCGTGGTCCCTTGCCGACTCCTTTTGCAGTGTGTCCGATGGGTTTATGTCCATCCAAACCGGAGACGCATACTTTTGCCACAAGTCAACTGGGAACCCTTCGTGAGTCTTGACAACTCGGTTCATGTTCTCGCCGTCCTTGCGCATGGTGACGAGGTAGTCCGGTATCCCTTGGCGACTCATGCACGAGTCTTTCCGAACTTGCTTGTACAGCAGCCCGATTGCCTTGGTTCGTTGCATGGCAACTACGGGATCTTTCCAGATGCATACCTCAGAGTGGAACACGAACCCCGCACTCTCAAATACACGAATCAGCCCGCCTCGGAAGTCTCGGATACCAATAACTCCGTCTCGCTGTTTTGAGAGCGGCAGGTTCATACAGTGGAATGAGATGTCGTGCCCGTCTTTGGTCACCCTGAATAGTTCCTTTGCGAGGAAAGAAAGATGCTCGTAGAATTCCTCGTGGGTCTCGCAGTTGCCCATGTCGCGGTCGCTGTCCGAGTACACGTAGAGCGAAGCGAACGGCGGTGAGAATATCGCGTAGTCGATAGACTGATCCGGCATTGCGCCTACCACGTCCACGCAGTCGCCTAAGTAAAGTTCCCATCCAGTTCCTGTTGCTTTGTTTTCTGTTTTCATGCTGACATTTGCTCCTTGCAGTATTTGCGCATCTCGGCGGCCATTGATTTGAATGCCTCTTCCTTTGCACGAAGAGCAGCCATAACTCCTTCGTGCCCGCCGTGGGTCACGAAATGAACCTCTACGCGGTTCGCTTGACCAAACCGATAGCAGCGGCGGATAGCTTGGTAGACCTGTTCAAAGGAATAGGTCACGCCGCAAAAAACCATCTTATTGCACCGCTGCCAGTTCATTCCGAACCCGGCTATCTTCGGCTTGGTAATGAGAGAGTTGTGTTTGCCAGTCGCAAACCCGATGAGTCCATCTTCCTTGACTGATTGGGGCTGAGAGCCTTTGACAGTCGCAAACGTCGGGAACGCTTTCTCTAGCCTGGATTGCTCGTCGTCCGTGTTGCACCAGATGAGCCACGGCGATAGCGGATCTTCGGCCACGATCTCAGCGACATTCTCGACTCGCTCTTCTGCCGATTCCCGCAGCCCTTTGTAAAGGTTGGTTGCGTTTGTTGTCTCGCCGCCAAATAGACCTCCAAGACCTTCGTGGCCGGTATCAACTGTATGGTTGTGGATGGTGAGTTCTGGCAGGTCGTACCCGTCGCACTCAAAACCAATATCTGACGGGTGTTGGAATACCATCGCCCACGATCCAACCCACTGCCAAAACTCGCTCCGGGCGTGCCGCTTGAGTCTCCATACCGACGTATCCCCGCCGTCGTGCGTGAAGTACGTAGCGAGCATCACGTCGCGGGTCATCGCGCCTACAAACTCGGCATGGGTGCCAAGCTCCATGTAGTCGTTCGGGCTAGGCGTCGCTGTGAACGCAAAGCGCATCGGAATGTCTTGGCAGCGATCCGTAAGGTACTGCCTGAACTTTCCGTCATGGGATTTTAGGATGGACGACTCGTCGAGGGCAATCGCATCAATGGCCACGTCTTCGAGTTGGTCAAACCTATCGTAGTTGATGATGTTGATTGACCCGCTTACGAGGTCGGACTTTTCAAGCACGCGGTTTATATGGATGCCCATTGTTTCCGCTTCCTTGATCGTTTGAAGCGCAACAGCAAGCGGCGCAACGATAACGCGGGTGCCTGGGCAGTGGTTTAGAATCTCAGCCTGCATGGCAGTCTTGCCAAGCCCAGTACCGGCGAACACGCAAGCGCGCCCTTTTTTAAGTGCCCACTTGGCTACCTCGGATTGGAAGTCGAAGAGCCTAGGGTGAACCGACTCGACCACAATGCCGGAGTCCTTATGCCTCCGTCGCTTGTTGGCGATAAAGGCTTGGTAGTTGCTCAATTGGACACCTCCATATCCGACCCTATGCACTCCACTCGAAGGGATGCGCCATAGCGCATGGAGCCAAGCGGGATGCCGAACAACACGGCGGGGCACGTTTCCGGCCATCCGAAAACTCTCGCGAACCGCTGGGCGCGTGTGGTGCAGTAGTGCAGTTGCACCATCCCCTCGCAATAGTTCGCTACCACGTCTATAGGACCACCCAGTCCTCGGGTGCGAATGCGGCTATCCGCCAATCCCAGAGACTTTGTAACTCCTCTTGCTCCTCGCAGAGTTCGCACATCTGCCCGGCGGAGTACTCGCTTCGTTCCTCGCAGGTGCAATACACGGCGGCTCACTGCGCCTCCTGGGTTGCCGGGGATGGGGTGTATTCCAGCTCTGAGAGGGCCAGGCGTAGATATTTGATTACCGATTGCTCCGGGGCTATCTCTTCATAGAGCGTAAGGAGGTGAAGCGCTCGGTTCTTGGCGATGGTGAAGCCGACCTCGCGGGATGCTTCCATGAGGGCATTGATGGTCTCGCCCATTAGCGGACCCCCCGGAGTGCGCGGCGCAGACTGCGGCGGCGGCGGCGGGTGCAGCCGTGCCATTCGGCTTTCAGTGCGATGCGGATAAGTTCGCCGGAATCTCCGGCGGGTGTATTGAAGTTGCGGTGTGCTTTCACTGTATGTCCTCGTGGCCGTAGTAGCGGCTCACAAGGACATTATAGGGGAAGAATTGCGAAAACGCAATACCCTCAGCGGGTTTTTTCGGAAAATTGCCGAAGTAGCTCGGCGGCTTTAGCCCGAATGTCGGCGTCGTCTGCGTGCTCCAATATATAGAGGGCGATTTCTCGCACGATTCCGATGCGGGGGTCCACCTCGCAGGCTAGCCCAAGTGCCTTGGCGATCATTACCCAGATGTGCGGGTCTCTAGGTTCGGTTCCGGTCAACCATTGAGTGATCGACTGCGCGGGCTTTCCGATTCTTGCCGCGATCCACTGCCGATTGATCGGCATACGCTCTTCTCTTTCCAGCACAAGGCGTTTCGCGTCGTTGGGACTCATACCCTCATTATCGTGTGTTTTTTCGGAAAAAAAGCGGCGGACTCTTGTGATTTCGCAAAACCTCGCATATAATAGGTGAGTGCCACGAAAACCAGCATTGACGCGAGAGCAGGTTGCCGAACTGGCAGCCACCCCAAGGGGCATCGTGTCGGACGAGATGGCAGCGGTGAAGTATGGATGTTCCGCAAGAACCATCCAGAACTACAGAAAAAAGGCCCGGGGGCTACCACCCACCGAGCCACGACCAACGCCCACGAGGACGAAAGCGAGGTCGCTTAAGACCAAGCATACCACGGGGCAACACGAGGAACAAATGACAGAAACAATCCTAGCACTAGACCTAGAAACCTCTGGGCTTAGTACCCAGTACGACCAGATTCTACAAATCGGGGCCGCCATCGTCACAAGCGAGGGGGAAATAGTCTCCGAGTTCTCGGCGCGGATTCAGCCGACCGACAAATTCAAGATCAGCCTAGAAGCTCTTGCCGTCAATGGCGGAGACCTTAAGACAGAGGACGGGCGGGAACAAGCGTACGAGTTCCTGAGCGGCTTGTTCGAGGAGGCAAAGGTAGCCAAGGAAGTAGCCGCGGACCTGCGGGCCTGGGCGGACGAGCACAACGCTTGGGAGTACTCGGTGGTGGCGCATAACGCTTCCTTTGACTGGGGTTTTTGGGCCAACTTCGAATTCCAGCAGCGAACCGCGCTCCAAAAGCGGGCCGTGTTCGGGCATAGCTGGACCGACACTATGGCCCTAGCTCGGCAACTGATGCCCGGTGCGGGCGGCTACGGTCTGGACGCTTGCCTATTGGCTTGCAAGCTGGAACGGCGCGATGCAGTGCACAACGCGCTCGAAGATGCTCGGCTAGCCGCAATGCTGTACTTCCGACTCAAGAACGGGATTCCGGCATGAGCGCATGGTGGCTAGACGTTCTTAGCGAACCTGCGCTGGAACGGTACGAGGGTCGTGGAACGCAGAACCGGGAAGCGGACGAAGAGCGCGCTATGCCGGTTGTAGTGTCCATGCTAGATAAGGGCCTGGGAGAAACGGCTATCGAGCTTAACCGGCAGGGCATTAAAAACCATACGGGGGCCGCCCACAACTCTTTGTCCGTAAAGCGGCTCCGCGCTCGTGCCGCACTTTGGAGGGGCCTATGAGTCCACGCGCCTACGCGGTCTTCGCGTGCATCAAAACAATCGGGTCTCTTACTGCCGCTATGGATTTCCACGAGGGGTTCCAGGAGCGCATGTATAGCGGTTTCTTGCAAGGGCAATCGGTGGATACCGAGGTCTGGCAAGCATCCAGTGACATGCTCGCCGATCTTGAATACATCTACCGTCGCCAAGGCGAGACCGGGCATCCGGTCTGCTACGAGTTCGTCAATCTTTGCCTCACGGAAGAGGCGGCACCACGGGGCCTATCCGCATCGGAATCAAGACAGAATCAATGACAGAATCACAAGAGCTTTACATCCCCAGCGAACAAGACGCCACCAGTGGCGGCGGCGGCGCGCGCTACTTCGTCGATCTTAAGAACGGCGTTGTTGCCCAATACTCTAGCGACCGAACGCTAACGGTACTTGACGAGATGAATACGGTTGATCTCGGCAACAAAGTACCGGGTGGTCTCGGTCTCAGTGAGGGCATGACGATTATTGAGCGGTACGACGATGGCGGCGCATGGAAGAAAACGGAGTTCGTTGTTCGGCTCAAGAACCAAGAACGCGGCTCATTCCAAATCGCTTGGAACATTGCGGCGGTGGACAAAACCGGGGCACTGGTTATCCGGTGGTCTGGCCTCAAGGCCGCGGAATCGTGCGCACTCTGCGAGGGTCCGCGCCCGGTCCTAAAGGTCAACCTCTCGGAATCCAAGAAGGTGTCTGCGGACGGCGCGAAGCAGTGGTACATCAATGTATCCGAGTACCGCGGCGGACGATACCAATGGGTGCGTTCCGAAGGGGACGGGAACGACTACGTGGAACGGCTGGACGATCTCGTTCAGATGCTTAAAGAGTCCGGCAAGTGGATTGATCCACCAACGTACACCCAAGACTCTGAACACGCGGAAGGACCGTTCGGGGTTGTCCTAGAAGCGATTAAGACGAAGGGCTGGCCGCAGTGGGACGAATCCACGGACACCGCTTACATGGGCGTGTTTAACAAGGTCCTGGGCACCTCGTTCAGCGATCCCAACGAGTTTAGCGGGGACCGATGCGAGACGCTTGTCATGAGCATCCAAAAAGCCAAGAGCATCCCCAAGCCGGTTTCGGACGCGATTGTTGATCCGTTCGCAGACTAAGACTTTCGAACAAGAGTGCCTCTCCTAGTCATAGCCCCGGTAATTAGAGCGTGCCGGGGCATTTTTTAGACCTTATGAACGATCCCCACGCACATTTACCATCCGAACAAGAGCTTCGTAGCATGACGGCTTTCGCGCGTGCGAGGGCGGTCATCAATTTCCCCGAACTCGTCCGCATGTACCCGGAGCTCGGAGACATGTCCGTTGTCCCAGCACCTAAGCGCACAAACGAATTTACAAAGCCCGCCAAGTCCACGATGGAGCAGATGCGGGCAGAACCAGAGGAGAAGAAAACCACGAGTAGCAAAACAAATGAAGCCACTTTCCGACGCCTTACAAAAGATCATTACCATGATAGAGGATGCCGATATGTCCGGGTCGATTCCTGGAACGCCTACGCCGGTGTCGCCAACGACCTTTTGGGGGCGTTTGACGGGCTGGCTTTTAGCGCAGGAGCCGGAATCATTGGAGTGCAGCTCACATCCAAGTCCAACATGTCCGCGAGACGGAGAAAGCTCCGAGAGAACCCGCTAGTGGCGTCCTGGCTGGAATCGGGCGGGCATGTCGAGTTGATCGGCTGGCACAAGCCGGGGAACCGATGGGAACCCGTGGTAGAGAGGTTGGACGGTTGACAGATACCGCACTTGCGATGCTCCGGGCGGGGCTATCGGTGGTCCCGGTTAGTCAACAGGACTACGCTAAGTGGACTTCGGACACAAAGGCCATTTCTTTCCCGTGGAAGGCTTCTGGTTGCACGGTCGCGCCCATGAGCGAACAGAAGGCGCGTTCAGTGTTTCGAAACGCTGCTGGGCTGGCGGTCGTTTGCGGGGATGCTTCGGGGGGCGCAGAGTTCGGAGAGTCGGCGGCCCTCACGATCATAGACTTTGACATTGAAACACTCTTCCCCATATGGGCGGATACCTGCGAGTCGGCGGGGCTAGAGGTTCGGACTTACACCACCGTCAAGACTCGCAAAGGGTTTCACGTCTACGTCCGCGCTCCGCTTCCAGTCAAGACAGAAAAGCTCTGCATGACGGACACCGGGGCCGATGGCATAAAGACAGGAATCGAGACGAGGGCAGAAGGTGCGATAGCATTTGGACCGCCAACCCCAAACTACTCTTGGATTGTGGGCGGGTTCGACGACATTACCGTCGTCTCAATGGAGGATTTAGAATTGATGCTTTCTATCGCCCGCGCGATGGACAAGACAGGCCCGCGAGAACCTTACAAGTCTAACAAAGTGTACGGGGACGGTCCTCCCGGCGATAGACCCGGAGACGTCTTCAATCGGAACGCGGATTGGCGGGAGCTCCTAGAAGCGGACGGGGCGCGGTTCCTTTTCCAGCATGGCGAGCGGTGCCACTTTGCGCGTCCCGGCAAGCCCGATAGGGCTACAAGTGCCACGACGGGGAACGGGCACGATGGACAGGACTTACTAAGGGTCCATAGTACGAATTGGCCGGGGCTAGATGCCGGGTGCTACTCGAAGTTCGCCTATTGGACCTACACGCGCCACAACGGAGACTTTAAGAAGTCCACCAAGGCCGCCGCGGAACTCTACGGGGTCAAGCGTGCGGTATCGGTCCCCAAACCTGCGGAAGTAGATGCGGTTGGGTCTCGCCTTATCGGCGGCGCGGTTAAGGAGCGCGTGGAGGTAGATGCGGACACGCTGAAAGCGGATAGGGTCTTAGCCGAGTTTATCCACGAACAAAGAAGGGGGCACTTTCTCTGGTGCGAGGCGTGGCAAAGCTGGCTCATTTGGACCGGGATGAAGTGGGAGCGGTGCCCCTCGGTGTTTGGCTTAGTCGGTCAGATAGTGGAAGGGCTAGACCCTGCGCAGGACGCGGAACTCATGGGGATTCTCTCGAGCACGCGGCGGGTGAACGGGGCGTTGCCGTGGTTAAAGTCTTTCCCTGGGGTTTCTGTGGAGCCGGGTGACTTTGACGCGGACCCCGACATTCTTAATACGCTGTCGGGAATCGTAGACCTTCGAACGGGGCAGATAATGCCGCACAACCCAGCGGCTAGGTGCACCATGCTTGCGCCTACGGAAGTTGCTCCCGAGGCTACAACGGAAAGCCGGTTCGCTCAGTTCGTCTCCGAGGTTTGTTTAGACCGGGAGGACCTATCCAAGGCTTTGCTCGTGTGGCTCGGCTACTCCATCACCGGGCGGGTCACGGCTCAGCGGTGGTGCATCGGAGTTGGGGGCGGCCGGAATGGTAAGTCCACCTTGGTGGATCTTCTGCGGCAAGTGCTGGGGCCGTACGCGGCCATTATGCCCACGCAACTCTTGCTTTCGTCTCGGTTCGAAAAACCGACCCACGAGCTCGAGGCGTTGCGCGGTGCTCGGTTTGTGGCTGCCGAGGAGCCGGACCACCGGCGGCACCTGGACCGGGAGTTCATAAAGCAGATCACCGGCGGACAAGCTATGCGCGTTCGGGCGTTGTACGGGAAGCCCTACGAGATGCCGATAACCGGCAAGTTGTTCCTTGCCACCAACCACAAGCCCCAGGTAGATGCGGACTTTGCGTTCTGGCGGCGTTGCATGATGGTGCCGTTCGATTATCAGGTGCCGGAGGACGCTGTGAACCCTCGTTTGATCGCCGATCTTGCGGCGGAATCTGCCGACGTTATGGCGTGGTTGATCGAGGGAAGTAGGGAGTTTTACAAGAATGGTCTTAGGATCACGGAGGACATGAGTAGGGAAATCGAGGACTATAAGGCCGAGAACGATGACCTAGGAGAGTTCATGGAAGAGAAGGTGGAAGCATTAAGTAAGGACTTCAGTATTCACAAGACCAAGTTACTCGCGGCCTATAACCAGTGGGCAAAGGCTAACGGTCTATCGGAGATGGACATCAAGGAGCTTCAATCGAAGATGCGACAAAAAGGATACCGGCTAGAGACCAATGCAGCTAAGACGGCGCGAGGATTCTATAGGGGCTTAGGTCTCATGGAATCGGCGGAAGAGGTGCGGTACGACGTGAGGAGGGACCGAGAATGAAACCGTCCGTAAAAACCGTCCGGACCGTCCGTGGGCCGGGGTTGGCGACTGGCCGCGCCTCTTCCTCCTCATCTTGCGCTGGGAAGTGGCTACGGACGGTTTACGGACGGTTTGGACGGAGTTACGGACGGTCCTCGGACGGTTTTTACGGACGGTTTTTAGGCGCGGAAAATGAGGCTTTTAGGTTCAATTCGGACGGTCTCGGACGGTTTTTCTCTTGGAAAGTGAAATGAAGGACCTTAAACAGGAAAAAGCAAAAGCAAAAGTACCGATTCCTGACCCTGAGGGAATCGAGGGACCAACAATAACACGGCCTACCGTCCGTACCGTCCGTAAACCGTCCGTGACCCATGCCCCACGCACTGCAAACCTTGCCGATATTCCTCGCACCGATCACGCGGCATTCCGCGCTTGGTGGTTGGGGGCTCATGCGCGGCGGTGTTGTCTGGAAGTCCTTAACCGCTACGGTTCGGAGGGGTTCGGGTTGGAGTTGGAGTTGTGTGAGGTGGCGGAAGAGGTCATGGCGGCGGCGGACGTGCACCGGGACGCATTCGAATCCACGCGGGAACGGCTGGCGGGTCGCATGTGGTCTCTTATTAATAGCTTAGAGCCTCCTGACGGATTGCTGTCGGGACCAGAACTAGCGGCGGCGGGGGTGGAGGTGTTCGATTATGTTCCAGCTTAGTTTGTTGCTCGAAGATGAAACCAAAACAAGGCCAGAGTTTACGATTGTCTCGATGCCGCAGGTTGAGATTAAGAATGCGGAAACCATTCGGGTTCCTGCCGATAGTCACTTCCTGGGATGGACCGACGTGGAGCTGCTGAGGAATGGCGGGCCAGAAGCAATGGAGGTATTCCTCACACGCTACCGCAAGACACTGGAAGGATTCCCCGACGAATACCGCGCGTTGGTGGTGGCCAAGTGGATCAGCGTCGGCAAACGGTACCGCGTGGTCCGGTCAACCAAGCTGGTGACGTGGCTTATTTACGTGGGCAACAACGCAATCAGAGACGCGGAGCGCAAGCTCATCCGGCACGAGTCGGGGGTAAAGGAATGGAAGCGTGCGGGACTTCGTGAGGACGTTGGCTACGAGCACGACCTCAGCCTAAACGAGATCTACATCAGCCTTCAAGCCGTTGATCCTGATGTGGCACTCCTGGCACTGGAAATCATGCAAGGCAAGATCGAACCGGATAAGTTGACGGATTATGAGCGCGAAGCACTTAAAGCAGCGTGGGAGGCCATCTCTTGAGTGACGGCACGGAGAAACCCGTTAAAATCCCGTCTACCCGCCCGGGCAAGAACGGAGGCACGCTCCTATCTGGTGGCGGCGGCAGGCCCAAAGGCTCCCTCTCCATCATTGGAGGCATCAAGAAGAAGCTAGAAGAGCATCCAGAGATGTACGAAGCCTTGATTATGGGGGTCCTAGCCCAAGCTGCGGACGGCAACGCCCAGGCCCTGCGGCAGATCATGGACCGGCTAGACGGACCGATCAAGGAACAGATAGACACCAACCAGACGGTGCGCGTGGTATTTGGCGAGCCTCAGGATGAGTGAGACAGTCATTAGGCTCCCAAGGCACCACGCGGCACAGTCCCAACTAGACCGAGAGGCGAGCCGGTTTAACGTGGTGAACTGCGGGCGACGGTTCGGCAAGACCAAGTACCTGCTCAGGAGGGCGTGCATGGCGGCATTGCAGGGCAAGAGCTACGGGTGGTTTGCGCCGAACTACAAGTACCTGCTTGGCCCGATGAAAGAGATTGTTTCGATCCTGTCGCCGGTCACCTCATCCAAAAACCTCACCGACAAGCGGATTGAGCTGCGGACGGGTGGGGTTATTGACTTCTGGACTTGCGACGATCCCGACGCGGGCCGTTCCCGCGCCTACCACGAGGTAGCGGTGGACGAGGCGGCGATGGTCAAGGAGCTGCAGGAGATGTGGGGCATGGCAATACGGCCAACGCTTGCGGACCATTCCGGGGGCGCGTGGTTTGCCTCTACCCCCAAGGGCATGGGGGATTTTTACGAGCTGTGGGCCAAGGGTCAAGCCGTAGAGGAACCCGAATGGAAGAGCTGGACCATGCCGACGAGTGCCAATCCGTACATTGACGCGGGCGAGATTGAGAACGCTCGGCGCGGACTGCCTGAGCGCATCTTTGGGCAGGAGTACCTAGCGTCCTTTATTGAGGAATCGGGCGGGGTGTTTCGCGGGGTGTCGGCGATCATTGACCCAAGTGACACGGGGGCAGATGCCAAGGGTCCGTTCTCGATGGGGGTTGACCTTGCCCGCGTGGAGGACTTCACCGTCATAACCGTGCTCGACTCGGCGGGGCGGCAGGTGTACCACGACCGGTTTAACCAAATCTCGTGGGAGCGCATGATAGCGGCGGTTCAGGCGGCGGCGGGCATGTTCCCAGAATGCACGGTGACGGTGGACGCGACGGGTGTGGGTGACCCGGTGTACGAACGGATACGGGCCGTGGTGCCCCGCGCAGTGCCCTTCAAGTTCACGTCTCAGAGCAAGGAAGCGGTGATAGATAACCTCGCGATGCAGATCGAGCAGGGGCAACTATCGCTCATGGATATTCCGATCCAGACGGCAGAGTTGATGGCGTATGCCTACGAGGTCACGGCGGCACGCAATATTCGCATGAACGCACCGAGCGGCAAGCACGACGACTGTGTGATAGCTTTGGCACTCGCGGCCTGGGGGATGCGACCTTCTGCGCCGGTGGCTCCAATGGTGATTCTTCCCGGTTCGCGTTGATCCTCTTAGGATGCCGACCATTATCGAACGCGCTCGCCTTGCCCTTCGCAAGGGTTTCAACTGGCTTGCCGCTGCAGGCGACATCCAAGCTATTGCCGGTGGCATCGGGCGCGGTCCTCTTCGCGTGCCTTACAGCTCGAGCGAGGCAGGTGCGAACACGGTCATTGCTTCGGCGGTGAACTACCTGATGCTCAACTTGCCGGAGCCTCCGCTGCAGTTTGGGCGGATGCTGGATGAGCAAACGTTCCGGGCTACTCCCAACGAGATCGCCTACCAGCTCGTGGACAATCCCCTCGGCGGCGTCCTGACCACCAAGCGACTGACCAGGCGGGAGTTGGTCCAGCACGTCGGCACTTCGCTCCTGCTGGACGGCAACGCCTACCTTCATAAGCTCCGTGACGAGCGCGGGCGCATCCAGGGCATTGAGGCTCTGAGCTTCCTCGCGGTGAAGCCGAACATCGAGCAGCACAGCGGCGAGCTTCGGACGTGGCAGGTTCAGACCACTAAGGGCATGATGGACGTCCCGCCGGAGGACATGATTCACTTTCGGTGGGGCATTGACCCTGACGGTCACCGAGGGCAAAGCCCGCTGAAGTCCGCGATGCGGCAGATTCTTTCCGACAACGAGATCGCGGTCTACACCCACTCGATTCTGAAGAAGCCGAGTATTTCGGGGATCGTCAGCCCGACGGACGGAAACGGTTGGAACGCGAACCAAGCTGAAGCGATTAGCGCATCACTCACCCAGGTTGCAAGCGGCGAGAACTCCGGCGCGATTGTTGCGCTCACCGCACACGCCCGCTTTGAGAAGACGAGCATCAACCCGGCAGACATGGACATCAGCGTCATGGCAAAGCTCGGAGAGGAGCGCATCTGCGCGGTGCTTCGGATTCCGGCCGTGGTGCTCGGAGTCGGCGCGGGACTTGCAACATCCACGTACAACAACGTCCAGGAAGCGAAGGCCCAAGCGGCTGAAGACCTCCTCGTACCAATGTGGCTCCTCATTGAGGACGTGCTCAACGATCAGCTCTACCGTGCCGAGTTCAACGTTCGCGGCGGTCAGACCTTCACGTACAAGTTCGACGTGAGCCGGGTGGCCGCGCTCCAGGAGGACGTTGAAAGGCTCCACCAGCGAACCGTGAACCTGTTCGACAAGAACATCGTCGACCGGGCCGAAGCTCGGGCGGCCCTGCGGCTACCCGTTCGACCCGAGGATGGCGGCGTCTACGCCTTCCAGCTTCAAGCCATGCGCGGACTGCCGATGACCGCGCCGGACAAGGTGAAGTCCCTGCGGAAGTCGGTCGAAGAGGCGGTCTAACCATGTGCCGTCACGCGCATTTGGTGAAGCTCGCGGCCCAACCGATCCTCGTTGAGCCTGACCGTGACCCGTTCGCCCGCTACATCGTTGGAGCGGATGCCGACATGCGGGATCTTGCCGACTCACTCAAGGCCGGTGACATCACCCTCTCCCAGTGGTACGAGAAGTTCACCACGGCGATTCTGGACGGGCACACGGCTTCCCACTCGATCGGGCAAAGCATGGCGGGGGCCACACCGGACCTTGGGGCGGCGGCTATCCGTGGGCAGATGATGCTGGACATCGAAAGCGAGTACATGCAGGGGTTCCTCTTCGATCTTCAGGGCGGACGGTACGGCGACATCGGCGCGGACGATTTCGCGGCGGAGTCGGTCTACTACCGGGAGCGGATGTACCTCGGAAAGATGCGGGGCACTGCCGGGTACGGCTTTGTGGATGGCTCGGACGCGGCGGCGGAGTTTGATTGGGTGCTCGGCGGGATCGAGGAGCATTGTCTTGACTGCCCCGTGCTAGCCGAAGGTGGGCCGTACACGAAGTCGACGCTCTACGCGACACCCGGCTCCGGTGACACTCCTTGCCTGGGGTACTGCAAGTGCTTCCTGCGGCGCGAAGACGGGGCGGAGTCGCCTTACTCGGTCTTCTGACCGGGCGCACTTGCGTTGATCCTAACGTGAACCGCTCACGCAAGTCGCTTTGTCTGGAGGTCAAGTCCTATTCGGAGGACGGACCCGGAACGCTAACCGGTTACGGCTCGGTCAAGAACGTCCTCGATTCCTACGATGACGTGATCGTTGACGGGGCCTACCAAGGGCTTGACGAGCTGGTCAAGAGCGGGTACGGCGCAGTCGGTCACGACTGGTACGAGACGCCCATCGCGATGATCATGGACGCCCGTGAGGACGAGTACGGGCTGCTGTTCACCTGGAAGTTCCACTCCACGGACGAAGCCCAAGCCGCTCGCCGGGTGATCATGGAGCGCATCGCCGAAGGCAAGACGGTGCCTTTGTCCATCGGCTACTACGTCACGGACTCCAGCTACGAGCGACGCGAGGGTAAAGACGTCCGCATCCTTCGTGGCATCCAAGTTTTTGAGATTTCGTACGTTAACACGGCCGCCAACTCGGCAGCTATGGCGACGGACGCGAAGGCCGACCGGACCGGGGTTCCGTTCGCCAAACAACTCGATCACTGCCTTGGCCAGCTGGACGAGATCATCACCCGCGCGGACGAGATCGCGGAATTGCGCAGCGGCGTTTCGGAGACGAAGCGTGTGCAGCTCGGACTTCTGAAGTCTCGGATTGATTCAATCCTTGGCGGCGAGTCCACTCCCGAAGAGGAAGCGAAAGGCGACGGCCTAGCGGTTCCCCTCGGCGCAATCCACGAGCTTCAGCAACGCGCCCGACTGCTAGGACTCAACTAACAATGAACATCGCAGAAATTGAAGCGAAGCACACCGAACTTCTGGCCAAGTATCGAACCACCCTGCAAACCGCAGGCAACGTCAAGCTGGCCGACGGCTCCGAGGTGCCCAACCTCACGACCGACCAATACACCGAGCTTCGCCAAATGCAGGATGACCTGCAATCGTACGGCCAAAAGCTGAACGATGCGAAGGACGCGGCAACGAAGGCCGCTGGCATGTCGACGGCGTTCCTTGAGCGCAAGGAAGCCGCAAACCCCTTGAGCGTGGCGCAAGCCGTGCAGGAGCGCAAGAGCTTTGCTCAGCAAGTCGTCGCTCTGAACCTCAAGGAAGCCAAGGGCCGAACGTTTGAGATTGACGCCGACCTCCTTGCAATGCCTGAGTTCAAGCTCAACGGCGGCGCAGAGTTCAAGGCGACGATGACGACCACCGCCAACGGCTACGGGCCGGAAGTGCTCCGAGACGGGGACGTTGTGCTCGCCGCGCAGCGACCTCCGCAGCTCATCGACTTCCTGCCGAGCTACACGACCACGCAGAACGCCATTAAGTACATGGCGGAAAGCACGTACACTCCGGCATCGGCGGCAGTTGCTGAAAACAGCAACGCGGCAGAAGCCACCTTCGCGTACACGGAAACCACGGACACCATCCAAAAGATCGCGTCCTACATTCCGATCACCGAGGAAGAGCTGGAGGACGTGCCTTCGCTCGAAGAGTTGATCCGCTCGCGGCTCATCTTCGGCTTGCGGCAAGCCATCGACACCCAGGTCACGGTTGGATCTGGAACCGCTCCGAACATTCGCGGTGTGTACAACACCACGTCCATCGGCTCGGTCTCGATCGCGACTCAGACCACCGACCGCCTGCGCTGTATCCTCGATGCGATCTACCAAGTGAACATCGTGGGCCGCGCATCCGCCAACCTCGTGGTTTTCCACATGGCGGACTGGGTTGCTCTTGCTCAAACGCGAGACAGCCAAAACCGTTACCTTCTCGGTGACCCGACGGCTGGCATGTTCAGCACCCTCTGGGGTCTGCGCGTGGCGAACTCGGAAGCCCTGACGGCGACCAACTCGCTCGTGCTCGACACGAGCTACTTCCCGGTTGCGTTCCGACGCGGCGTGACGGTGGAGTACTCCGACAACGTGGCCTCGAACTTCCTCGCGGGAGTGAAGGTCATCAAGGCTACGGCGCGAATCGGTCTCAAGAAGCGACGCGCAACGGCCGCGTGCCGCGTCGTCCCATAAGGGCGATTCGGTTACGAGACTGCTCAGGGGCCTCCACCTTCGCGGGTGGGGGCCCCTTTGCGTTGATCCAAGTGTATGGCTACCGCAGATGTAACCTTGATTCTCGCCGCAAACGGCAAAGTGGGCACGGAGGGCAACGCCTGCGGGTCGGTGCTCGTGAACGCGGGCGAGGAAGTGGACACCGATTTGCTCGCGAAGCACGGGATCAAGTTCGATTCCAAGGGCAAGCTGACCGGCTATTCCACTGACCCGATCCCCGTGACGTTCCCCGGACTCGCAGAAGCGAAGGCCCAGTTCGATCAGGTCTTGAATGCGGGCG